AAAAAGGAGAATAAAAAATGAAAATTCCTTTTATCAATAAAAAACAATATATAATATTAAAGGCTTACACACATGACAGGCGTGTTCTTGAAAATAGTCCTATTTATATAGCTGGAAAATTATCTTTAACTAGGTCTGTTAAAAATCCAAGTTTTAATACTTGTTTTAGTAATGTTATATCAAAAAGAAGTTCTTTTACTTTACCTTCTTGGTCTGAGTTAGAAGTTGATGGGTCTAATCCTATAAAAACTTATGTAGCACCTAATGGAAATGAACTTTTAAAATTTGCAAATCATAAAATAGATAGTCATTTTCCTATTAGACCTAATGCTACATTAACAAAGATTATTCCTCCTTGGGTTATGGAGTGTAGTAAACCTAATATGCTTTTTGTAATTAATAAGCATATGATGAATACTACAAAAATGGATATTGTTAGTGGTATTACAAGTTTCTGTACTACAGGATTTAGTTGCAACATATTTAATATAGTTGACCATAATTCAAATTATAAAATACCTTACCAACACTCTCTTGTTTCTGGATATCCCATGAGTGATCTTCCTTTGCATGTAGAAGTCTATGATGACGCACAATATTTTCATAAATTAAACGATATGCAAATAAAATCAAAACCATACTTTAGAGCTTCTAAATTAAAAGAGCGCATTAAATTAAACAACAAAGGCTGAAAAGCCTAATTAAAAAGGAGAATAAAAATGGGTTATAAATATTGGACACAAGCGGAGGACGCAGAGCTTGTATTAATGCGAGAAGCCAAGGTATCCACCAAGGAAATCGCCACAGCGTTAAAGCGTTCGCCTTCGTCAGTTATGAACCGCATAGCTGTTAAGGAAATACCATATGGTAAGTCAAGTGTTATCGATCAGATTGCATCCGTTGGTGTTGCATTTGGTGAGCCTGACACAATTCAAACAGAAAGAGAGAAGCAAGCAAGTGAAATGCAATCTCTTAAAAATGCGCTTGAGGAAATGGAAGAAGACATCAAGCCAAGCAATTGGTTTCCAAAACTAAAGCGTTGGTTAGGATTTTAAAATGGAACCAATAAAAAAATTGTCGTCTAGTTATTGCCCTCACTGTCGTAATGAAAAACTAGCGGCAAAGGATTCTAGGGCGCATTCTGCCTTTGGATTTTTAACTACAAAACGTCGAAAGGTTTGCCCTAAGTGTGACTATAGGGTAACCACAATCGAACTGCCGCTACATCTGGCAGAAGAAATATTTCAAGAAACTTAGAAAGGAATGAGTATGATTATTAAGAGATGGAAGTTTAAAGGTTTCAATCACATAACCTTTACCAATGACTTCCCTGATTGGATTAAGATGAACTCAGGCAAAAGGTTAGGCCACAAGAGTTTGTGGGTATACACACAGTCAGGTGAAGTTCCCATCGAAAGTGGCAAGTGGATATCAATTAACTTGCGTGGTCACATTGAAGTCCACGATAAGAAACCAAAGCTACTATTTAATGTTGGACTGACAAAGGAAATCTTCTCTGGATTTTTGTTAGTTGCCACACTTTTAATTGTAGTTGTAGGACTGATGGTTTTGTGATAAGAAGAATTTGACTGCTCGACAAAGGATCTTTTCTTTTCTCTTCCTGTATCCTTGTCTTACTAAACTAGACCCACTTGGCCAGGTTTCGCACTGCAAAGGTGGGTCTTTTTTTATTGCCTTAGACATCATCAAACTTTATAGTTATGCGGTAAGGTGGTTAAATGAAATCAGTTATTATCGGGCATGTTAATATCAGATCTCACTTCAGGCATATTCGCTACCAAATGCGCTAACATTAATACGAATATAACCGCCACCTTACACGACTATTTTCCTAAATCAATCGGTCTTAGTTTTGGCATGAGAGTAATAGACGATACCTTGTCTGTCTCTATACACTGACCCATGCTATCCATATCCTCATATGGTTTATATGCGGCTTCTAATGCGTCTCCACATTCATATGCGTTTCTATATAAAGTTTTCTTTTCTATCTCTACCCCAGCAACTACATATGTTATTACAAGCATTGTGTAAAAAGTCATTTTATAATACCCATTCTTTCTGTGAAATTGGAACGTGGTTTAAACTTGCTTTATTTTTAGGATTAGAAAATGTTGGTATGTCTTCTAAATCATATCTAAGTTTTTTTTCATTAAAATATAACTTATCGTTTATACAAACAACATTTCCTGACTTTACCCAACGTACCAATTCATTCCAATGATCTTTAGTTGCATATGACCATCCAATGTAACGAAATGTTTTTTTAGCTTTTATATTAAATTCATAATATGAAGCTCTTGTAGTCCAATGGTTCATAACACTTCACCATGCTTTTCGAACTTACCATTGGCATCAAGTTTCGGGATTGTAGTCCTTTTTCTTTTACTTGCAATCTCACCTCCACACGCCATGTAGCCAGCTCCATCGACCCAATTGTCAGGATGTTCTGGATTTGATTTGATTCGTGCAACTTTCAGGAGGTTCATCATAACACCTACATCATGTGGATTAATCACAACACCTAAGTAAGTTGACCAGAAGTCTGCAATCATCTTGAAGTTATCCTCCATATCTCCATGATCAGACGCCCTATCTTTCGTTACATATTTCTTGGCAGTGTCGAGGATGTCACCTCGCGTTGCTTCTTCTGTATGTTTGCTCGTAGCCCATTTAGCCATTTGTTTTCCTTTCTTATAATTCTAATACCATTTGAGTAATAACTTTACTTCCAGAGTTATATTGTTTTGTCTCACCTTTAGGGTAAGGGAACTGATCGTAGTTTAAAGACTTAGTTAAAAGTTTTCGATCTTTCTTACTTCCAACAATATAAATATACCTATGTTTGCGTGGCCTATCTATGTATTCATATTTGTCTGGATTGCTTTTTCTTTCTTCGATTGTGCTTTGCTCAGTAATAGTTTTGGAATGTAGGTTTGATCCTATGATCCGCCACTCTGTTCTCTTTGCACTCAGGCCAGTGTATAAAAAGTTAGTTGCCTGATAAACATATCCAACGTGACCCTGACTTATATCAGCATATGAAATTACAATTTTTGGTTTTGGTAGCATCTTTAAAGATTGAGATATTAGAAAAGAAGATTGATTCTTATCATTATCTTGTAGGCATAATCTATTTAGCTCTACTACTTTACTTGCATGTTCCTCGCCACAAACACCCATACAAAGAGCGGGGGATGGGGGGATACCATAAGTCACAACACCAATCAGTTCAGATTCATCAAACAATCCAAAGGCATTTGTTATGTTTGGTATTCTTTTTGCATAATGCTTTTTTAATAACCAATTGTAAGTATCAACAGATTTAATTGGTAAAACTTTTAAATTTGACATCTCAACTCCTTTCTCAATTTATTGGTGGTGAGAAGTAAGCAAACCTTGGCCTACCCTTTGCACCTTCGTTTTGATTTCTACATTCAATACCTCTGTCAGTTTGCAGTGCATCGAGAATGTCAGCGCGTCTGCGCCTATCCATATTTGCAAAAGCTGATACACTTCTGGCTAACTCACGTTCAGTTAAGCCAGTTAACCCAGCCTTTTCTATTCGTGCGTAAACTGCCTTACATGCCGCCTCAAATGGTCCTTCTGACATATTAGACCTGAACATCTCGATAGTTTGGATTGCATAGTGATCTACATAATCGATAGACCACTGCATTGCATCTGAACCTATTTCGTCCTGACCCATTGACCGAGCGATAATCAAAGACAAACGCATGGCAATCTCACGGCTACGATTGTACATAGCCTCCAGACCTGTACCTGTCTCTTTCTTAATTGCATTAACCAATCTCTGCTCATACTCACGCAGAAGATCTTCAGCTTCCTGAGTAAATGCAACTTCTAGTGGATGTGGTGGCATGTCATGACTGTTGCCAGTATCTAAGTCACCTTCATTTGCATTGGCATGATCCTTTGCCCAAGTAGCAAGTCGATCAGATATTGTTGACCTACGTTTCTTCTGGGACATCTGCACACCAATTTCAGACTTCACAATTATAAAACGATTGAGCAATCCAGATGCAACATCACCTCCACCAATAGCTTGCATAAACTCTGATGGTGTAGACATTCCAACTAATGTGAGAGATGGACGCTTCACAACCTTCTCCAACTTCTCTGCGTCTGCCGATTTCATTGTGTTGGTTGCGTAACCTTGTTGCCTTAAAGTTCCATCTTGGCGTCCAAAGCATTCCATGATTGCAGTTATTGCGTCAGCTTTATGTTGCATACCTTTTGCAGATGCCGCCTTTAACTGTCGCCCAAGTTCGTCAATTACAGAGACATGCGTTGGCTTTTTTGTTAGTGTAGATAAAACACCTGCACTCGAAGTGTAGCCAGCAGGCCCTATTAATTCGTCTAACCCAGACTGCTCAAGTAATTCCTCAATGACAGTCTTCGTGTGTTCCTTACCAGATCCTGTCTCACCAATATTTAAGAAGTATAAGCTAGAGAAGTTTCTCTGATCAGTCACCCACCGACGACCCATTGCAACTGAACCAAATGCAATTGCACATTGCACAGCAAATTGAGGTTGGGGTTTGATTGCAGATACAGTGTAGTAATTTACAACATCCTGAAGAACACCAGGCACACTTAGTAAATGTTCAGGTATTTCACCTAGTGGCGTGTCTACTTCTTTTGATTTGGTAGACATAATATTTTTGGCGACTCTTGCGCCATGCTCGATTGCTTCCTTGTCTAAATCATACTCTTCGTCTTGCGTTACGTTTAATATTTGAGCGGCTTCTTTGACCGCCTTCTGGACGTTACCCATGTGTTCGAACTGTAGCCACAATTCAAATGCATCAAATGTATGTGCATTATCAAATGGATCGGATGCGTGGTGGCTGTAGGCTCTGCCATCCTCAAATAATTTTACACCAGCTAATCCTGACGTGCTGTTGGGAGATAGATATCTACCCTTGGACGTTGGCTTGTATCCATACTGAACCATCAAAGTATGCATGTCATGTGCATCATTGAATGCATCTATTACTGAAGTGCTATCACTTTTAGGTCTTGGCTTTCGTGTTGGCTGAAACTCTGCCTTCTTTTTCCAAGGGCAAATGTCCATCAACTGTGGGCGAAACTTATCCCACTCACGCCACAATGTTAAAATTTGTGGTGGTAGTTCTGGGATGCCATCGAAGATTGATCTCCCTGCCCATTCATATGGACGACCTGTATCTGGATGGATACTTGGCGGAAGTACATCCTGAACAGAGCCTGCCCTCAATTCAAATACCACTTCGGTCTTGCGTGGATCTCCCTCGACAGGCCACGATATCTTGTGCGTGATTAAATCAGGTGGAGCTTTAAAGATCAGCTTACCACGATTTTCACGTCCGATAATCTGTGGTGCAGATTGCATCAACTCAGAAAAATCTATTCCCAGATGTTCAAAAATTATTTTTGTATGCTCGACATTATCTATGTCGATAGCACAAGTTCCAGATGCACCATGCAGTAATCCTACATTGTGATTTGGGTTCTGCTCATAATATAGTCTAGCTTGATCTGGATCTGACAATGCCTTCTCTGGTTGTTGCCAACCAAATCTCGTTGGCCCTTTGGAGCCAGCAGGGATTGTTACCAGATACCAACTCAGCTTTGAGCAGTAATCTTCTATCTGAAAGCTCATACCGAATCAGTCAGATATTCGCTAAGTTTCTTCCAAGTTGTTAAACTGATGTGGTCAACGCCATCTCCTGATGCGATCCCCTTTACAGTTGGGTGAGATAGCCCACATTTCTCAGCGACAACAGTTAAACGTCGATCTTGCAACGCCTCTCGTATGTCGTCCAGTGGTAGTAGTGTTTGCATTGTTTTGATCCTTTTTTGCATTATTTGTAAAAACATCTTTACATAGTGAAAATCTTTCTGTAAACAAGATTCTGTAGAGAATGAGTGAAAAAAAGAAAGAAAGGAAATTGCCATGAGCAATATCGATGGACTTGCCTCCCAGTGGCTAGAAGTAAAGGCGTTAGAAAAACAGATTATCGCACAGCGTCATGCGATAGAAGAGCAAATCACAGAGGCACTAGATGCCAAAGATGAAGGCTCAATATCCCACAAATTATCAGAGCATAAAGTTACGTTATCACAGCCTGTGTCTCGTAAAGTTGATGCTATTGCATGGGATAAAGTTAAAGATAAAATCCCAAGTAACCTACACCCAGTAAAGGTAAGCGTATCTGCGGATGCCGCTGGCTGTAGATATTTAGCGGAAAAAGAACCGCGCCTATGGTCAAAGATTGCCAAGGCATTCACAACTAAATCTGGAAAAATTGGTGTAAAAGTAGAGGCTCTGTAATGGAGCTTACTGCCAATGAATTGGTCATGCTATCCGAAGCGTTGAAGTCTGTGACGTTTATGGATGGCCTGACTAAAAGCCCAGAGCAGATCAGATTGGAACGTAAACTGTCACGTTGGTCTGATCATGAAAATCTATTTTTTGTAGAAGGAGAAAATAATGGAAGAAATAAATAAAATATTAGACGAGGTATTTGCCTCTGTCTTTAAAGAGAAATGGGAGGATAGAGAATATAAATGGCTATAAATTTAAAATCACTATCCAAGCCATCAGGTCAGCGACCAATAATCGCCACCTTGTTTGGTGAAGGCGGAATGGGTAAAACTACCCTAGCCGCTATGTTCCCAAAGCCAGTCTTTATCAGAACTGAAGATGGAACTGCATCACTTATGGGTAACAAGGAAGTTAGTCTGTTCCCATTGGCAACATCATCAAATGATGTCTTGGATGCAATTGAGGCTCTAGCAACTGACAAGCATGAGTTTAAGACATTGGTTATCGATAGCATTACGCAATTGGCAACAATGATCGAAAGCGAAATTGTAGCGGCTGATCCTAAAGCTAAATCTATAAACCAAGCTGGGGGTGGATATGGAGCAGGGTATGGTACTGCATCTGAGAAGCACCGCCAGATCAGAGAGTGGGCAGGATCTCTTGCTTATGAAACTGGAATGAATGTGGTCTTCATTGGACACGCCGACACTGAGACGTTGGACTTGCCTGATCTAGACCCATACGCAAGGTACTGTGTGAGAATGCACAAGAAGAGCATTCCACATTACACTGATAATGTTGACCTAGTTGGATTAATCCGACTGAAGACATTTACTCGCGGAGATGGCGATAAGAAGCGCGCCATTTCTACAGGTGAACGTGAGATACTGTGCTTTCCACAGGCATCATCAGTCACCAAAAATCGGTTCAACATAACTGAACCACTGCCATTTACATTTGATGGCGGCAATCCATTTTCACAATTTGTAGCAGAGTAGGAGAACTCACATGGACTTAAACGGATTTAACGCATTGGAAATCGAGCCAACAACAACTAACGAACCAATCCCAGCAGATTGGTACAAGGCTGTAATTTCTAACACCGAGCAGAAGGCAACTAAAGCTGGAACTGGCTCATACCTAGAACTCACAATTGACGTGATCGAAGGATCATATCAAGGCAGAAAAATTTGGGATCGACTAAACTTACAGAACCCAAACCAAACTGCGGTTGAGATTGCACAACGTAATCTATCGAGCATTTGTCGTTCGATTGGTGTGAACAACCCAAAGGATAGTGCTGAGTTATGTGACAAGCCACTGATGGTTAAAGTTGCAGTTAGAGCGGCTGATGGTCAGTACGATGCCACTAACGAAGTTAAGGGTTATGATGCGGCAGGTGGAGCTACGGCTACTGCATCACCTGTAGTTGCAACTGCGAGTGCATCTACACCACCTTGGAAGAAGTAACGTCTACCTCTGGATCGGCTCCGTGTGAGCCGATTTACTAGATAGATGGAGAAGCCAATGAACCTTGAACAATATATGACGCCAGAAACAGTTCGCCTCATTTACGAGAAATATCAACAGAAACGAAAGAATGAGCATCGACCTCACTTGGGCGGATCTCAAATTGGCAATGAATGTAGTCGCGCACTTTGGTATCAGTTTAGGCACGCATGGACGCCAGACTTCTCTGGGAGAATACTTCGACTGTTTGAAACAGGTGATCGTGAAGAAGATCGCGTTGTATCTAACCTAAGAGATATTGGTGTAGAGATTTGGGAAGTAGACCCAGAGACTGGCAAGCAAGTTAGATTTACAGAATGTGGTGGTCACTTTGCATTGTCTCTAGATGGCGTAGGTCTTGGGTTTCCTGAGAGCAGTAAGCCACACACACTTGAATTTAAAACGATGAACACCAGAAGTTTTAAAGATATCGAGAAGAAGGGATTGCAGAAAAGCAAGCCTATCTATTGGGCGCAATGCCAGATTGGTATGCACTTAGCTGAATTAGAGAACTGTTACTTCTTTGCAGTTTGCAAGGAGACTGACGCTATTTATGCAGAACGTCTAAAGCTAGATAAGTCTGAGGCTATGCAACTTATCGAGAAGGCAAATAAAATTATATTTGCAGAGACACCACCATCCAAATTAAGTGAGGATGCAAGTTTTTGGCAATGCAAGTTCTGTCCGTATTGGGCAGTATGTCATGGATGCAAAATACCAGAAGTTAGTTGTAGGACGTGTAGCCATGTGACCCCAGAGAAAGATGGCACTTGGAGTTGTGCCAAAGGGAAGCCCACAGTTACCTGTGATGAACATCTGTACATCCCACAAATCATGCCAAAAGATTTGGTGGTGCATGATGCTGGGGATGACTTTGTTGAATATGAAGATCAAGACACTGGCGAGATCATTAAGAACAAGGAGAACAGCCAAGCTATCTTTGATGGTAGGATGGTGTAATGGTTTTAAATGTAAGATTGACTAGATCAGAAATGTCAGAAGTAAAACAAGCGGCGGCTTTACGTTGGCAATTGGCAAGGGCAAGCGGTGTTGCAAATCAACGCAAAGATATTAGATCAGATGCTGATATTGATCTTCTAGGTTTAAAGGCTGAAATGGCAGTCGCAAAAGCCTTACAGCTTCCATATAGGGCATCTGACCTTGGCATAGATAGTGGTGCTGATATGTGGTCTGAAGACGTAAGTATTGACGTGAAGGCAACGTATCATAAATCAGGCAAGCTATTATTTAAATCCTTAGATTCGTTTGTCGCTGAATACGCAATATTAGTTACCATATCTGATGATGAAGATGTGATGCGTATTGTTGGAGGTATGGGTAGAGATAGATTTAAATTAGAAGCAGTAGAGACAGACTTGGGTAGGGGTATATGTTGGGTTGCACCTCAAGACATATTAACACCCATAGAAGGCGTTTGGCTTGCATTAACTCAGTGGAGGTTGTGCAGATGACCTTTAAGTTATCTTTGATGGCAGAATGAAATGATAGAAGACACGATAGTGAGAGAGGCTGTATTAGAAGATATAAAATATGTTGTCAGCCTCAGTAAAAAAGAAAGTTTGAGTTTAGGTTTTATTCCAAAGATGGCATATGAATCTGCGATTACAGGAATCAAAACTGGCAAGAGATGGTCACCTGTCTGTAATGACAAACTATTTGTGTGTACTGTTAACGATGACCTTGTTGGTTTTTGCCTAGCTAGTTTTGGCAAAAGAAATGCAATCTACCGCAAGGGAAAGATAGCTCAGATTTGCCTCCAAGAAGATGCCAGAAAATTTGAGAGAGGCAAACTGCTTTTAAACGTAGTTATCAATTGGGGTAAGTCTATTGGGACTTTATCTTTTGATGCAGGTTGTGCTGACGATCTGGAAAGTAATTTCTTTTGGCAAGCTATGGGTTGGGAGATTGCAGGATCTCGTAAGGGTATCGGACACAAGAACACTTGGGTTCAAACAAGCAAACGCAAAATCAATATATATAACTACGATCCCAATTGGCTAAGTGGATTAATAATAGGAGACGTTAAATGACATTTACCCTTAGAGACTACCAAAAAGAAGCAATAGATGGGCTGTACAGCTACTGGGCAAGTAAGTCAGGGGATAATCCATTAATCGTTGCGCCTACAGGCTCTGGGAAGACTGCGATCATCGCACAACTGATTTCAGACGCCATGAGCTACCACGGCACGAGAGTTATGGTTGTAACGCACGTTAGAGAGCTTCTGGAGCAAGGTGCTTCAGGATTGGTCAAACTGTACCCACAGGCTGATTTTTGCTTCTACAGCGCGTCTGTGGGTGAGAAGCGACTAGACAAGCCTATTATATTTGCAGGGATACAGAGTGTATGGGAGAGAGCCTACGAGATCGTCCCTGCAATTGATTTGATTTTAATTGATGAAGCTCACATGCTACCCAAGAATGAAGGTACTAGATACAACAAATTTATAGCTGACATGAAGAGTTGCAATCCAGATGTTAAAGTTGTTGGCCTGACTGCCACGCCATACCGATTGGACAGTGGATATTTGCACAAAGGCGAGGGAGCTATCTTTGATGGAATTGCACATGACATATCTGTTGAGATGCTCATGGAGCAAGGTTACCTGTCTCCTGTCATATCCAAGGGCGGAATTAAACAGATCGACCTGACAAATGTCAAGAAGCGTGGTGGTGAATTTATTGAGAGCCAATTGGCTACTGCCGCATCAGATCCAGAGTTGGTTGCGTCTACAGTCGCAGAGATTGTTGACTTGGGATCAGATAGGAAAAGTTGGTTGGTGTTTAGCTCTGGTGTAAGCCACGCACAAATGTTGGCAGATGAATTTGAGTTTCACAATATATCAGTTGGAGTTGTCACTGGATCAGATGGGAAGAAAACCAGAGATCAGACAATTGCTGATTTTAAATCTGGCAAACTAAAATGCCTGATCAATGTGAACGTATTGACCACTGGCTTTGATCATCCTTCTGTGGATCTCGTTGCGTTGGTTAGAGCTACAGCATCAACTGGATTGTATGTGCAAATGGTTGGACGTGGCACTAGAATTGCAGATGGCAAGGAAAACTGCCTGATATTAGATTATGGTCAAAATGTTGAGCGTCACGGATTTATCGATAAGGTTAAGCCAAAAGATAAAATGAGTGGTGGTGATGGAGAAGCTCCAGTTAAGACATGCGAGAAATGCCAGACGATGGTTCACGCCGCCGCTCAAGTTTGTCCTGAGTGTGGATTTCAGTTTCCACCGCCTATGCTTAATCACAGTTCAAGTTCATACCGAGGTGCTATGTTATCGTCTCAAGTAGAATCCGAGTGGGTTGATGTCGATAGTGTGTACTATTCAAGACATAAGAAAGATGGAAAGCCAGATAGTGTGAAGGTAACTTACCATTGTGGAATGATGTCAAACTCTGAGTGGCTGTGTCCAGATCATGGTGGATATGCCGCCAGTCGTTATAGATCCAGAAAGCCTTTGCTAAACTCAACGGCAGATACAACAGATGAAGCTCTGGACGAATCAAGTTCTTGGACAACGCCTAGTCGCATAAAAGTTAAACCATCATCTCACAATCCAAAGTACAAAGAAATTGTGGAATTTGATTATACACAAGTGGAGAAGAAACATGAGACGCAAACGCAAAACTCGGACTACTACGATTGGACTGGTGAAGATATCCCCTTCTGAGCATGACGAGCAAGTTGGGTTTATCAATTGGTTTCGAGCCAAATATCCAAGCGTTTTGATATTTGCAATTCCCAATGGCGAGAAGAGAGCCATTAGCGTTGCCAAAAGATTAAAAGCTGAAGGTGTAGTTCGAGGCGTCCCAGATTTGTATGTACCTGCATGGAAACTGTGGATTGAGATGAAACGAGCTTCAGGTGGAAGACTTTCGCCTGATCAGAAAGAAATGATAAATTATTTAGAAAGTATTGGAAATACAGTTATCATAGGGAAAGGGGCAAGTGATGCCTCTAAGAAAGTATTGGAGTTTATGGAGAAAGGATAATTAGAATGACGTGGGAAATAAAAAAAATAATATGTGGAAATCAAGAACATTATAAAAAGGCTCAAGATAGTTATCGAGAAGCATGGATGGTGCAAGCCAAGAAAGATAAAGATGCCAATCCTACATTAAGATTAAGCCAGAAGCCAATGAAGAATGCCACGCTAAGTAAGGCAGGAGCGTCCAGAGGTGGTAAAAATAGAGCAAAGGCATACGCACATAGTCAACAGCAACTTAGTTTGTTTTAACAAAACCTTGTAAGTTATTGAAAACAAATAAAACTTTCTTCTTGATATACTACATTTAGTATGCTATATATTGTATGTAGAGAGAAAAGGAGATTTTCTATGAGTGACTTTTACTATAATGATGGCGGACGTGTCGAATCAGGCCGAAGAGGTTTAGCTGGTGATTGTGCAGTTCGCGCAATGGCTATAGCTTTAGAGCTAGACTACGATGCTTGCTATAAAGAAATAGCACAAGCCAATAAAGAAAATGGACGTGCTAAGTCTGTTCGTCATGGCGTTATGAAAGACGTGTATGGCGCAGTTTTAAAGCGTCATGGGTGGGTCTGGCATTCAGCACCAAAATTCAAAGGTGTAAAAGCTCGCGCTGAAGATATGCCTGATGGTGTTGTTATTGCCAGACAGGCAAGGCACTTCGTTGCTGTTATTGATGGTGCTGTTCACGACATATGGAACTGCTCTCACAAAATGGTCTATGGATATTGGGCTAAAAAATAAAACCAACCGCCCTAGCTAATAATGGCTAGGGCTATTTAAATTTAAAAGGAAGAGAAAATGAAACCAACAATGAATGTATGGATTGAGCTACAAGAACCAGATGAAAATTACACTGGAAAAGAAATAGCTGACAATGCAAATAGAATGTTAATACGGCTTGGCAGTGAAAGAGGGTATTTTCAATTCTCACCAACTAAAATGAAAGGTTGTCATTATAGATATATAGATGGACCAGAGGGCGGTATTACTCCTCTAGAAGATAATGGCAAATGGTTTAACCTAGAATATTTTGGGCGTGAACTTGTTGCGAATAAAATTAGTGCTTAGATAATTAAACTAATTTATCTGGTTTAACAAACTTGGGTCTGTAGTTTGAATAAGACTTTGCAATGCAGGTGATAATGATGCATCAACTTCTTCTTCAACTACAGGCTCTGGCGTTACACCACTTTCACCACTTACAACTATTGATGTCTGAAGAAAGTTTTTACCAGCGGCTGGTTCCATCTCAACACTTCTCAACCATCTCTTAAATGCTGGAGAATTTTCAAGTTTATCTAAAGCTGACTGAAGGGCAACTTGATTAGCTGAAAAGTCTGCATCCACAAGACTTCTAAACGCCGCACTGTTTAACAAATTACCAGCCGCAGAAACTCTATCTGTTTTTCCAAGAGACATTAAAATATCACTAAGTGCGCCACTGGCAACACCAACTGCAGGCCCACCAGCTACCATACCGCCACCTGTAGCCGCACCTTGGATAACTCTTTTTCCAAGTGTACTATCTAAAACTTTTTTAGCGAGTGTTTCAGATGTTAAGCCTTCTAATATCAATGCTTGGTTTGCCTTGCCAGTTTGATCAATTCGACCACGAGCTTCTGTAATCCGTTGTGAAACATTTAATAAATCAGTTAAAAACTGATCACTACCATCACCTAAAACACTTACAATCTTTTTATAAATTGGCTTGTTTTTTTGTAGACCTTTTATGACTTTTGCATATTCAGCGAACCCAAAAGGCAAGTCGGTTGCCCCACCTGGTAGTGATAAAACATTTATAGCAGTTATTAGAGATTCTTTTTGTAAATCTTTAGGTATAGATTTTAAAATTCTATTTAGATTTCCTACATCACCACGACTAGCTGAGCTTATAGATTGCTTTAGTTTAGAAGCGATACTTCCCTCTAAGTCTTCTCCAAAACTTTTTGTAATATTCTTTTCAAATGCTTTTTGTTTTGCTGTGGCTTGATTGGCTAAAAGTAATTGAGAGCGAAGTGACTCTCCACCAACTTTTTCTACTGTAAGCAACTGATCTTCTGCCAAAGCACCATATATTCTTTTCAATGCTCCTTGGTTAACGTCTCCATATTCACCTTGACCACTTTTGATAGCACGACCAATGTCTTGCTTTAGCCGAATAAGAGCGGCGTAAGTTAATGGTGAATCTGGATTTGTTATTTTTTCAAGGAGTATTTTTTCTTTTGATGATAGGTTTTTGATTCCACCTAATTCTTCTATAGTAGTGTTTAATAATTTTATACTATTATTTGGAGACACCAATGTAGACTTAGGTACTTGTAAATCAACAGCATCATATAAATCACTAGCAACTTTTTTTAGAGATTCTCGCGCTGTAGTTAAATTTCTAAAAACTTTATCAGAAACAGATGCAATGTCAGGAGATCCTCCAAGTGCAGATATAGCTTCATCTGCGACTTGAGAAGCATCCCTAACCATAATTTCAAACTGAGCAGATGCCTCTGAGTTTTTTATACCTCGTGTAAGACTGGCGGCATTTTTAACAAGTGGATTATCACTTAAAACATCAGGTGGTAAATCAATACCAAGTCGCTCTGCCGATGCTTGTACTTCTGGATTTGTTTTAGCTTCTTTAGCTAATTTTTCTATTGCCGCTTGAGATTTAGTAGTTCCTGCCGAGGCAACTTTTAACAGTTCACCAATTTCTTTAGCACTTAAAGGATTTTCAATAGGTACATCCCCAAGGTATACACCTTCTGTTCTTAATGCATCTTTTTCTTTTTGTGTAAATGTTTCAACTGTATCATCTAATTTAGACTTAGCTATTTTCTTTCCACCACGAATTAATTGTGATGGAGAGCCAGCAAATGCTTCTGGCATAGCCATCACATCACGAGCAAACCGATTGGCTGTACTAGGATTTACACCAGCTTCAACCATAATATCAGCAACTGCACCAACAACATAACCTGCCCCAGCTTCCACAGCACCTAATCCAAATACACCTACATCACCAACAAATTCTAATGCTTTCTGAATAGCTGGTGCAAACTTAATTTTAAAACCTTCGTCGTTATACAAAGGCATTTCATCAGGAACATCTACAACTCCACCGCCTTGATAAGAAGACTGACGCATTAAATCTATGCCTGGTTGTGAAAACTCAGTACGAAAATTTGTTTTAGCATCTTCTGATTTAGAAGGTTGTTCACCTGAATAACTAGGATCATCTGCCCTTGGTGGCAGTAAATCATTTTCGCCTGAAAGTTGTAATGCTTGTTTTTGACGTGCTTTTGCTATTCTTTTTCTAGCGTCTAAACGGCGTTCTTCTTCAGTCATTACTATAGCCCCAATTCATCCATGCGTTTTTCCCACTTATCAAATTGAGCAGAGTCTAATGTATCAATATCAATTTGAAGAATTTCTTCTTTTGGCATAGTGGTAAAATTATAAGTAGTTCCAGATTTCCTACGCTCTGCTTCAGTGCGCTCACGTTCTTCTTGTTCAGCTTTTTGTGATCTTAACCAATCACCAATGGTTTTATCACCATCGGATAAGAATGTAGCTTGTTTTTGTAGGTAATCTTGTAGTTTTATTTGAGCTTCAATTTTAGCATCTATCCACTCAACTAAACCTTCTTCTGTTTTGTTGGTTGGCAATGCTGTATTAAGAGCTAAATCAAGTTCACTAGCACTAAGCGCACCAAATGTAACTGACCCAACAACATCCAAACCAAGCCTATTTTTAACATTATCCAAAGCGATTGTTGAATCTTTCCAACTTGGAAAATTATCTACAATGAAACCAGTATTCGCACCTTCTTCAAGAATAAGTCTTTTTGCTTCTCGAAGATTAGCTATATTAGTACGACTATCTAAAATTTTATCAAATGCACTGAGAGATGTATTTACTGCAACAGTTGCCGCACGTCTTTGACCAGCTCTTTCCCCTTGTATAGTAATTCCACGATCTTCTGCAACTGTAATTGCTTTTTCACGCTTATCACCTTCAAGTTCATTTCCAGCCGCATCAAGAACTCTAGTAGTTCCATCTTTCATAACAGTAACAACTACGCCACCATCAAGTATTTTACTTGACTGTACTTCTGTTACAGAAGTGTCATCTTCCCAACCTTCAGGTGGTATAGTTGACCAAGTTTTATCAGCTTCAAATGCATCTGCATCTGTTTTGTTTTTAGCAACAGCCGCAGGGAAACCTATTTTGTAAAACTTACGCTCTTTAAATGTACTAGAGGTTTTGTCAGTTAAATCATAAAACTTACCATCACTACCCATTTGACCAGCAGTCGCTCCATATTGAGCTAATTCAGCATCTGTTGCTGGACGATATGTAACTTTATCTTTACCTTTCAGTGCAGTTCCTAAACTTATAGTAGACTGCATTCTAGCTCGATCTGATTCTGCCTTTTCTTTCTTCTTGGCATTCAGGTAATCTAGTGGAGCTTGCATAGAACCAACGGCAGAACCTAATACAGTTGCACCAGGCTGTGATGCCTGACGACCCATTTCTGCAAAGAATTGGAATGCCGCTTCCCAAGGATCAGGCTCTGGAAGTTGTGGATACAATTGATTGGCAATAGAACTTGCTTGATTGGCAATGTCTTGCGAGAAGAGATTACCAAATGCTCCACCACTTAACTGATTTACATCTGTACCAGATACACCTAGTTTTGTTTCAGCCATATCAATTACCTATTCTACGAGTTCATTATTTTATATGCGCTTGCCAAACCACCCATACCAGCTATTGCTTGTCCGTAAAGAGATGGGTTTGCACTCATCTGAGATCCTGAAGTATAACTACGATTAATTGTATTGTATGGCGTTCCAGACAATGCACCTAATGTGAAGTTAAGCATTTCTTGTGGATACATTTTTTGGTCAAGATAATCAGCGTATGCCAAGTCAAGTGCCTGTTGATCAAGTTGCCTACGAGCCTCGCCTGTTGTAATTAACCCAGCCGCCGCTTGAGTTTGTAAGTCTTGCACTAGCGGAGCCATGTTTTGGTATGCGTTCATTTGCTGAATGCGTGACGCTTCATTTGTTTCATATGCATTTCTAGCGGCATCATCTGCACCAAAACGTGCCTGACGATCTATATCGTATTGACTACGCAACGCGGCGTCTGCACCAAATCTTGCTGATCTATCTTGCTCAAACTGACCACGCATTGCATTTTCAGCGTTAAATCTTGCGGCTCTGTCTTGCTCAAATCCAGATCTCATTGTGTTTTCTGCGTTAAAGCGTGACGCCCTATCAGTGTCATATCGACCTGCCGCAAATCCAAGACCTTCTCGTGCGGCTCTCGCTCGTAAGTCTCCTGCGGCTTGTGCGCCTTCTCCAGCAGTTGTAGCTTCCATAATACCTAAACGTGAACCAAAGCCTCCACCACCTGTAGATGCTCTGGCTCTGGCTTCATTTTGTGCGCGTATTGTCTGTTCTTCTATTTCACGAACAGCAGGGTTCATGGCATCTTGATATATATCCATGTAAGGTTGTGCAGACTCAAGACTAAATGGATCTCCTAGTAATTCTTCTCGTGTCGCTCCTTGATAGTCGCCCAAAAGATCTTCACGACTTGCACCTGAGTAGCTTCCTAAAAGTTCCTCACGGCTTGCGCCTTTAAATGG